CGAGAGGTCAGGAGCGGCATGCCACAGCTGTAGTAGCACACCACACCCTTTGGGAGCTCGTCAAAAGATGAGTACCCCAAACCGATTGGCGCATGCTCAGGATAATCACAACGATTTTCCAGTCTCCTGGGTCAGCTTCGCAATCCACTTGATTCCGGGCTAAACGGGGCCTTTTAATATTTATTAGGACTTACCCTACCGGTGTATTTAATGTGGACCACTAACCAACGCCGAGTAAACTGTACTCACCGAAGCGACCGACACGCGGACGAGAAACCGTGCGGTAAGAGCTTGAGAGGCTTGCCATCGTGTCCTGTTGTCTCCCAGACGAAATCCTTATCGGATCGTTCCAGGCACTTAACACGTGGCTCTAGGTCAAAAGAAAATGGTTCCAGAATACTGGACGTCTTCGATTGACGAAACTCTCTTAATAGCTCACTACTGAGGCAAGTATGTCCCCAGTAACCTTTGCCAAGGTCGCACAGGCTCTGATAATTCATCAGAGGCCGAGCAAGATCAGGAATCTGCTCCTCGTCCCCACGCAATGGTTCCATCTTAGAACGATAAATCACTTTGCCTTTCGCGGACTCACCGCGAATCTTAGTACCCGGTTCAGAACGACGCACAAAGGTCGTCTTCCCCTGGGAGGCAAGTGACTTCGTCAGATCATGCAGGCCATCCGCATCCACTTCTCCAAACTCTCCAGACTTGATCTTCCCCAAGAGGAAGCCGGCGAGACGCCGCTGGAAAGCAGTTGTGGAAATCCTGATACCCGAGTCCCTCGGGGCTACGAGCCCAAGGCCACCAAACTCACAAGGAATAAACAAGTTATACTCCCCATGGTTGGTCTGCTCAGCAAGTTCATCCTTCCAGAGTCGGAGGATCTTCTTGAAGGCAAACTCAGGATCATTTGCGGTATCCAGAATTCTCTGGATCTTGGCCATGCAAGGCATTTCCATGTTCTCCGGTCGGGTGCCAATCCCACCGCTCCACTCACGTTCACTCCTACCAGAATGCAGAAGTCCACTGTGAATGTAGCCAATTGGAGAAAAGACCTTCCCGGCATCTTCATGACGCGGCGAGTGAAGGAAACATTCTGAGTTTATGGTGAAGATATCTTTTGAAATGTAATTCTTCCCAAGGCTCAGTGTAAAACCTACCTCACCGATCCACCTCTTCCACACCTCATAAAATTCGGTGTTGCTGCGGAACAGGATGTCGTCCCCATTAACGAGGACTGGAAGATCATCAACCTGGAACTTACGGCCCGTGTACTCCTCAAGAGCGCACCAATAAGCCGCCAGATTGATCGAGCAGAGAACTGGAAATGACAAGGGTGAGCCCATTAGCTGTCCGTTCCCCTGTTGGAAAGACGGAATATTGTACTCCGACGGATAGCTTATGGCATGGTTTCCCAGAACGGCTGATAGGATCTTACGCTCATCATCGGTGGCGCGAATACTCGAAAGATACTCGCCCATGCAGAGAGCATTAATCTGCTGACTCAGTCCGTCCGTTGCTGCAGAGTAATCCCCACTAACCCACGAGTCGAACTCGGTGAGCTGAGCTTTCTTCTCACGGTCTAATAAACTGTGGAGATGATGCTCCTGGAGGGGTTCTCCTATCAGAGCGAACTGCGGGTGCTCCCTGAGCTTTTCCCACATGTCATTCTGATACGGCATTGCTGCAACGTATGGGATTCCACTTCCCTTTGTGATCAAGCGACACTTCAAGGGCTCCAGAACAGCGGCTACATGCGCACTGCACTGACCGCCATTCTGGTCGACTGCTTCTACAGCGCGTCGACGAAGCCACGCAACCGGTATCTCAGGCAACCA